TGCGCTGATAAGCTACCCTGCTTTACTGCTACGTATACGTCGCGCTCTGTGTAGCTGCAGCGTAGTACTACTCTGTCTATACGGTTAAGTGCGCCGTCTGCATTTGCAAGCGTAAGCTGTAGCACACTGTCGTTAATATATCCTGCGCCAGCTATCCAGCCTGCGCCTGCATTTACGTTAACGCTCATGCCGCTACTTTCTACTACCTTAAGGGCGTTAGAGTTCGCATAAAATACGCCGTTACCGATAAACTGCGCAAAGTATGCCCTAAAGTCCTCTGCTTTATAAACTCTGTCGCCGCTGTCGCTGTTAAACGGAAAGCATTTTTGTGCCATGTCCTTACCTCACTTTCTTAATTTTATCTAGCAAAGTCGGCATGCTCTCGCCAAAAGTAACCTCTAGCGTGTGCTTACCGTTCTGCCATGTCTCGCCTATTTTGGTTATACGAGCGTCTATACGTATTCCCCAGTTTTTCTCTATCGTTGTTACTATGTCGCCTACGTTAAAGTCTCGCTTATACTGCAAGTTTTTACTGGTGTTAATAGTACTCTCAAACGTCATAACCTCGCCGTAGTCGTCCAGCTGCGCGTAGCCCTCTGTAGTCATAAGCTCTATGTACTGCTCTGGCGTTAGCCTTGTCTCTTGCCCCTGCTCGTCTTTAACAGTCCAGCTTATATTAGTCATGTCTACGTAAAACTCGTCGCGATCTATGCCCGCCTGCTCGTCCTCGTAAACCTCTTGCGCATATATTGTGCCGTCCTCGTCTGCAGCACTGGTGCAGTAGCATACGTTTTTTATGTTCTCTATGCTCTCTGTGTAGTCCTGCTCTGTTACGTTGTCAAAGTCGCGGCTAAATATGCAGGGCGTGTTACCCTCGCTGTTGCCGCTGCTCATGTCGTTACCTTTATACAGCCAAAAGCCGTATAACCTATTGCGCTCGTTTACAAGTATGTCGTAGCCCAGCTTGCCGCTTAAAGCTCTCTCGTATACCGCGTCTGCTAGTCCGTCGCCGTACTTGGTCGTGTAGTCTACGCTGCTGCCGCCTAAGCTATCCTGCTGCAACATAATAAAGTTTTCAAACTGGCGGGCGCTTATAGCGTTGTCGCCTACGTTGTTAACTACCAGTGCGTTAATAATGCTCTGGTTAGTGCCCGTTATGATCTGATTAGAAAGCAGCACGCGCTTAGAAAGCCATTTCTTTAAAAAGCAGCCTTGTAGCTCTATTTGCTCTGTGTTGTTTTCGTCCTTTGTTATGTGCCTGTAGGTAATCTGCATAGCGCGCCGCCACTCGCCGTACTCGTCTGTGTACTCTGCTGCCTCGCCATGCAGTACTACTATGTTGCCCTTTACAAGCAAGTTGTTGTTATTGTCTGTTACGGGTGCAAGTAGTTTGCAGTCGTCGTAGTTGCCCTGCTGCCAGTATGTAGGCTGCCATATTGTGCTTATAAGCTCGTCTACAATTCCTAACGGCTCTAAGTCTCTTGTAAATACTCTTAGCTCCATGCGTTACACTCCTAAATACTTAGGGCTGTAATATATAGATACTTCTAGCTGGTCTAGTCCGCTGGCTGCATTGTATCTAAATACGTTGTCGCCTATTTTAAGCTGCATAAAAGTGCTGTCTACGTCTATGTATCTAAAGTAGTCGCTATCTACGCCGCCTCTCGTAAGCGTTGCCCCTTTGCTGCCGTATTCTGTGTTAACTGTTACCGTGTCGCCTGCTGCTAGCGTCTGGTTAACTTGTATAAACTCGCCCGTGTTGATGTTCAACAAAAGCGGGTTAACTACAGTACCGATAGCCTTAAAAGCTACTCGCATGCCTGTGTCTACGTCGCCCTCGTTGTATACGTCTACAATTACGCTAGGCTCTCTGTAACCAAACTGTATACCCTCGTTAATAGGTATTTCGAGCGGAAAGTAAAAGCTACCTATCCAGCTCGCTATATCTTTTTTAGTTTCCTGCTGGTCGCGCCAAAATGGAGACGGGCAAGTAAACTGTACAGTAAATTGCTCTAGTACTGCCCCGCGCTTAAATACTGGCGCGTTGTCTACCTTTACGTCTATTACCTTTACAAAGTCGCCGTAAATGTATGTAAGCGTAGCCTTAAGCTCTGGGTTAAGTATCTTTTGCATAGCGCGGCGCAATGTAAGCATGTTGTCTTTATCTTTTCTGTTAATCACGCCTGCTATGTCTATGTCTCTGCTGTTAATTTTCTGGCTTATAAATGTCTCGCCATGCTGCCCCATAGAGCTAGACGTATACAGCGTATTACGTATGTCTGCTAGGCCGTTTCCGTCTTTAGAGACGTTAACGTAAAAGTCGCTGCCTACGCTAAACTCTATAGCGCCGCCGTTTTCGTTCTCATATATAAGCCGCTCATAGTTTATAAACTTTGCCATGCTTATACCGTCCTCGCGATCATTCTAAAGTTTTTCTCTGCCTCTCTCTGCTGCTTAGCGTAGTCTGTCGTATTTGCGTAAATGTTCTGTATTACGGTTACGCCACGGCTAAGTAATGTAGGCTGCTGCCCGTTCTCGTTTGCGTAGTCTGCAGCAGATAAGCCAGTAGTAACATGTGGCGTTACGTCAAAGTCTGTAGGTATAGCTTGCTCTATCTGCTTAGAAACGCTTTGCATTTCCTGCTCAAAGCCTACGCCGATACCCTGCGCCATAAATACGCCTACCTCGTCTCTAAATTTCTTAGACGGGCTTTCGATACCTAAAGCGCTCTTTGCTGCGTCTAGTAAGCTTGTGGCAATGTTACTAACCTTTTCTTTTAGCCAGTCCCAGCCAGCGCTTATGCCGTTCCAGATACCGTTAACAATGTTGCTGCCTACGGTCTTAAAGCTCTCGCCTATGTTACTAAACACATTAAGTATGCCGTTTTTAACCATGTTCATACCGTTTTTAGCAGTCTCTAGCACTCTCTGCCCCCACTGCTGCACTTGTGCTACTGCGCCTATGATAGCGTTGTATAGCTTTACTGGTATGTCTTTTGCTGTGTTAATAATGCCGTTAACAAAAGCTGTAATACTGGTTACTGCCTGTGTAAGCATGTTGCCGCCCCACTGAATAACACTATTAAGCACGTTGCTAAAGATAGTAACAAAGCCGTTAAGCATATTAGCGCCCCACGCTGCAAGTTCTGGCAATGCTGCTGCAAGTCCTGTAGCGATAGCCTGCACTATCTGCGGCAAAGCATTTATAAGCGCCTCTACAATTACTGGTATAGCCTCTAAAAGCGCCATAAATAATTGTATGCTGCCCTCAATAATCATAGGCAAGCCGTTAATAAGTCCGTTAACTATTGCCTCTATGATCTGCGGCAAAGCTGCTGTTAACGCCTCAATAATTACGGGTATTGCCTGCACAAGCGCCATAAAGAGTTGTATAGCTCCCTGTATAAGCAGCGGTATGCCCTCGATAAGCGCGTTAATAATGCTAGTAATAAGCTCTGGTAGCTTTTCAATAATAACGGGTATAGCTGCTATAATTCCCTCTGCTAAACCAGTTACCAGCTGCAAAGCTGCGTCAATAAGTAGCGGTATGTTGTCTATAAGCGTGTCTACCAGCTCTAGTACTACCTCTACTACTGTAGGTATAAGCTGCGGCAATGCCTGCGCGATACCCTGCGCCAGCTGTAATATGATCTGTACGCCAGCCTCTAGTAACTGTGGCAGTAATTTAAGCAATGCGTCTGCCAGTTTTTCTACGATCTGTAGCGCACTCTCTGCAAGTGCTGGCAGCTCGTTTATAATTCCCTCTGCCAGTGCTGCTATAATGTCTGGCGCTACGTCGGCAATAGCCTGCACGATAGTAGAAAGCATACTTACTAGCTGCGGTAGCATGTCTGTTACGCCGTCTACTACGCCCTTAACGCCCTCTTTAACCTTTTCTGCTGCGCCGTCCTTGCCTGCCAGCATGTCGCTAAAGCCGTCCATAAGGGTAGTAAGAGACGGTAAAAGCTCGCTTACGATACTGTTTTTAAGCCCTGTAAAAGTGCCCTGCAGTCTCGTTAAGCTATCCTCGAAAGCTGCGCTAGCTGCCACTGCGTCTGCACTCATTACCATGCCGTACGCGTCTGCCTCTTGCATAAGTTCCTTTATGCCCTCGCTGCCGCTGTTAAGCAATGGTAAAAGCTCTGCTGCGCTCTTTCCGAATATCTCATTAGCTGCAGCGTTTCTGGCTGTCTCGTCGTCCATAGCTGCCAGTGCGTCTATGCTCTCCATAAGTACCGTTTCGGTGCTCTTAAAATTGCCGTTAGCGTCCTTAAGCGATATGCCTAGCTTTTCGAATTTCTCGCCCGCGCCTGCTGTGCCGTCCTGTGCCTTGCCCAGCTCGTCGGTAATGTTCTTAACGCCTTTTTTAAGGTCGTCAATGCTTGCCCCGCTGCGCTCGCATGCGTAGCTAA